CACGGGCCAGAGCCTTGGTATAACGTGAAGACAGGCTGTCATACAAGTTATCTTCCACAGCTTCCTCAGTGATGGAGAAGCCCATCGCAATGGTTTCGTGGGTGTAACGTGCAGTCCACGCTTCTTGTGCATTGTCATAAGCGATGGCAGAGCCCTCGTTCTTGACTGGTGCGGCAGAGAAGCCAGAGAGTTTAGTCTCTTCTTCGAAGCTACGCTCTGATGTCTCAGTTTCGTAGATCTCTTTGTGCTCTTGATCGTAAGTTGCGTATTGCAGACCGAACAAAGCGTTCAAACCTGGGAGCAACTCTTTAAGCAGTTGTGCGCGTGAAATAGCCATTATTTACTCCTTAAACACCAGTGGTGTCAGTGTATTGGTGCAAGTTGAACTTGACCAAGAATTCAAAGTAAGTCGTGGCGCTTGCATTGGCTGGGCCAGTAGCAGTGTCAGGGACAACGTCAACAACACGAATAGGAAGGGTAGCTGTAGTACCAGCGGATGCACCGTCGATGCCGTAGTAGGAATCGCCAGTGTTTGTAGAGCCGGTATTAATAGACAATGCAACGTTAGAACCAACCAATGCACGGCTAAAAGCTGTAGGCACGGTAGTTTGACCGCTGGATGCTGCAACACGGAAGACCGCATTGGGATCATCTACAACAAAGCCAAAGGCCAATTGTGTAGATGTAGACTGACTTGCAGGGTAGTACTGACCATTGGTAAATTGACCGCTGGAATTTGTGTAGCTGCAACCAACCAACACACCAACGCTGTCACCAGAGTTAGAAGTAGTGTTTGCAATCAAATAACCATCGGTATTAACAGCAACAGTATCACCATTCAAGATTGCAGTAGCGTAGCCAGCTGCAATAGGGATTTGACGGATCGCTCCGGCGTAAGGCAAGCCATCCAATCGGTTGATTGGCTTCAGGCCATACGTCTTAGAAACGGTAGGATATGCCATTTAAGACTCCAAAAAAATTAAGTACCTTTTCCGAAAGTGACCGTGGACTTACGTTCTTTAAACATAGGCATCCTCGGATCATTCTCGCGCATGTAAGTGTTGTCTACTGAGGCCATTTGAGCTTCCGATTGTTTTCGGTAGTAATCATTTCGCTGTTCAGTAAATTCCACAGGTGTTTTGCAAAGCAACAGACCGCCGACCTCGATACTGTCAGGAAACTTCCCGTTGGAAGAACCAAACATACGAATCTCGGGATGGTCAGAAGCCTTTACAGGTTCCCAGCCTTCGCGTAACTTACCAGAAATGTTAGTGGCGTCGTCTTTACCTAACGATGCAATCCTGATCCAGCGGAACGCATAACCAGCCTCAGGGTTGGGGTCTGGCAGAAGTTGTGGTGGCATCCAATGTTTTGGACGCTCCAGCTTTTCGCGTGTATCAAGTTCGCGTGGCGTACGTGTAGTCTTATCCATTTTCATTTCCTCATTTCTTCAGCAACCTTACGGGCGTACAGTTCCAATGGAACTCCCAACCGCTTGGCGAGATTCACCTGTGTTTGCGTAAGCACGATCTTTTTAGGCGCTGTGCTACGGGTTGCAGGTGCAACAACATTGGATTTGGTACGTTGAGGTTTCGCATCAACGGACTCACCGGCTCCAACTTGGTCGGGGAATCTTTCCCTAATGTCAGCGTTAATACGTCGATAGTATTCGTCGCTGCCACTTGGTATTCCTTCACTCACTAGATCCTCATGCAAGCCTAGGGCATAGGCCGTCATTCTCTTGTTGCTTCCAAACCACTGATTTTGGTCTTGCCATGCAAGCAGTTTTTCATCAACAGGTGCAGCTCTAGTGGGCTGTTGAGCGATTTGTACAGGAGTTTCTTCTTCCTGTAAAGGGGTAGGCCTAAAATTATTTACCTTATCCGCGCGGATTTTGGCGTTAGTAAGCGCTTCCTGAGCTTCAACCAGCTTTTCTGTGTCCCCAGCTTCGTACGCTTCCTTGTACATACGCTTAGCAGTTTCGACCTCATTAGAGACCACACGCTTAGCTTGTTCAAGAAGGGCTGTTTGGTTCTGGTTGACAGAGCCTTTGAGTTTTTTGTTCTCTTCCAGCACGGCTTGCGCCAAGCGAAGAGCCTCTTCTCTTTCACGTTCAGCTGTCTCTTTTGCGCGACGCTCTTCGTGGTAGCCCTTGGTGAAGTGCTTGATCCGCTTCTGTACGCTTTCGTCGTACTTCGATAACTCGTCGTCTGTCACCTCTTTGGGGGGCTCAACCATCGGCTTGCGGCCACGGTCTTCGGCAGGGGTGTCGTCTACAACTTCAATTTCAGGCTCGCTTTCACCCTCAACTTCAAAGTCAACTTTGTCGTCGGCCTTTGCGTCTTTGGATTCAGCTTCGTCGGGGAACTTAAATTCGTCGTCTTTTGCCATGATTTACTCCTTAGTTGGGGCGTTGGATACCACGGGGGTCTTGCACAACAGCCTGAACAGAATCATCATTGATGAGTCGCCATTCGGTTCCATGAATTTTCATGCGGGTTCCCGTGTTAGGACGTACTAACACAAAGTCACCTACTTTGCAGCTTGGGCCAGAAGGGAATCTGGTCGCGTCTTTAAACGCATCGGGGCCAATTTTGGCAACAAATAACACGGGGGATAGAAGCTCCTCGTGGTACATCGCCGTAGCCGATTTCAAAATGCCAGTCTCACTAAACTCTTCCTCTGCCTTGGGCAACATACACAGCAAATGGTACGTCGCTGGATCCGGCACTTGTTTGGCTTTTTCTTCAGCGTTGGCGTTTAGCAGCCCGCTTAGATCAACCGCACTAACATCAAAATCAGTCATCTTCATATTCCTTAGTTTTTCGCACGAGGTCAGCAAGTTCATACTGCGCGGTTTGCAGACCCCGGATAGTCCCGCACAGTTCTTTGTAGTGATCGTAGGTTTTAGCACCACCACCACTGACAACATCGACCAACTGCTTGACTTGTTCGTCAAGCTTTTTGTTTAACACTTCAAGCATATTGGCCATGATTACTCCTTATTACCTTGTAATAACCGTTGGATTTTGTCTAAATCAGCGTGCCCCAACTTCTGCTCATGGACTTGCCCGCCGTGAGCCATCTTCTGCTGGTGCATCTGTTGTTGCTGAGCCATAGCCTGCTGTTGTTGCTGGGCTGCGGCTTGCTGTTGCGCCTGAGCTTGTTGAAGCTCCAACTGTTTAGCCGCCATCTCTAAGCCGTGCAACTCTTGGGCTTGAGCAATCTCTTGCTGCAACCGCATCGCCGCCATGTTGGGATCTTCACCAACTTTAGCTGCGCTCTCACGGGCTTTGAGTGACAACTCCTCAGCCTTGATCTGCAAGTCACCCTTGACTTTGAGCGCCTTGATTTCAGCTTCTTGTTTCTTGATCTGAAGTTCAGCCTGCTGCATCTGAATGATCGGATCCTGCGCTTGCTGAGCTGCTTGCTGCTGAGCTTGCTTGGCTTTATCCAACTGCAAGAGCTGCTGAGCAGCCTGCGCCACAAGTTTGGACATCTGCACCTCGTCATCCTCGCTCAACTCAACATCAGGCGCTGGCAGTGTCGCACCCAACTGCTCTTGAACTTTCTGACGGTACTGGAACGCAACGTGTTCAGCGACGTGGGCCATGATCGCAGCTTGAATCTGCTGAGCCATGGGGTTCTGACCAATCTGACCCATAACTACTGGGTCCTGCATCATGCTGGTGTGCACCGCAATGTGTGCGTCGTGGTCTTGGTAGATAAACGCCTTCGTGGGTTTGCCAGTGAGGAACGACATGTTCTCAGACACAGGATCGCGTGGTGTCTGGTCATCATCAATTGGCACAAGTTTGTCTGCGTTCTTGATGCCAAGCACCTCAATCATCTGACGGTGCAAGAGCGGCAAGTCATAAATCTGCGGAGCGCCCTGAGCCAACTGAATCACAGCTTGGTACTGCATGATGCGCTGAGCCATCGTTGCACTGTTAGGATCGCTGACCGGAATCACCGACACCATGTCGTAGTCAGCTTGCTTGGCTTTTCTATCGCCATACGCCGGATCGAAACTGTACTCATCTGGTGTGTGATCACGGATGATGTCACGCAGCAACTGAAACTCTTGCTTCATGCTGTAATGGATGCGTGCCTGCACAGCACTCATGGTCTTGAGCTGACGCTCCAAGAGAGCCAGCGTCGTACCCACAGGAGAGTTAGCGCTCATGTCGCTGACGTTCATGTCAGCAATAGAGCCCAGACGACGACCCTCTTCAGTCACCTTGTCTAAGAGACTTGCCAGAACCTGTGATGGTTCTTTATATGGCAGCGCCATGATGTTGTCTTTGACCGAGCCTGACGGCACGTCCACATCACGGAACTCACCGGGATTGATCGGGGTATCGTCATCCTTAATGCGCAGACCACGGGTCTTCAGACCACCGGGCAAGTTGCTTAATGTACCCGCATCAATCAATTGACGAATCAGAGATGTACCGGCACGGGCGTAGCCACCGATCAAGTGGATCAAACCCAGACCATAAGCACCAAAGCCGGGTACGTATGTGTACTGTACAAAGTGCTGGCGTTTTAATTTCTTCTTGTCGTCTTCTTCCCAGTTACGGCGGATGGCCAACACAGTGTTAGTGCCGCGCTCAATTGTGATGATATACGGCAGAGCGATACCATCTTCGTCTTCATAACCGGGCAGGTCGTAGTCGATGTGCACTTCCAAGACCTGATAGCGGTCATCGTCGGATAAAGAATAACCCTGATCTTCCGCTTTCTTTTTCTCTACGTCAGTGTGGATGGCAACAGGCTCACCCAACTCCTCATCAACGTAGAAGCCTGCGACCTGCAACTTCTTCAAGTCATTCTTGGTCTTACGCATCACATGTGTGAGTCGCTCAGCAGTGGCCGCACTCGACGCACCGTAAGGAATAATGATGTCTTCAGCAGGGATGAACATCGCCACCTGACGATCAAGTGACGGATCAAAATAAACTTTCTTGAACGCTGCGCCAGCTAAGCCAAGGTTGTACAACATGCGCTCATGCTCAGGGCGATACTCAGTCATCACCTCAGTGAGCTGGTAGTTCATGTCATCACGGACCCTCTCCGCCGCCTGCTCTTTAAGTTTATCAATTGCGCCGACAATCTCGGTTTTGACTGGACCCGCAGCAGGGAACGTTTCAATAATCGTCTCACTCTGGAAACGGACAGCAGCTTCAGTAAGTACTGTAGAGAAAACACCACACGCTCCCAGCCACGGTTCGGTTCGTTCTTCATACTTCATCCCCAAAACATCTAGACCTTTGACATACATGTCAACCCACTCTTTACGTGAGTTAATGTCGGCGTCCACCATCTCAATGATGTCGCTTGCTACCGTAGCTAAGTCGCCAGAGTCCATCTCTTCGGCCAAGTTAGCGTCAAAATTTAACTCATCTTCTCTAGGCATCAGGTCGATCTCAATGCCGTCCAGATTTACGCGAACACCCTCGGGGTCCTCGATCTCGATCTCAATTGCGGGCATGTCGCCCATATCGTCCAGTGCATCCAACCCAAGCGGCGCTGGGTTTATTGAGGGGAACATATTAGTAGCCATTGTGTGTCCTTACGGTATGCTTAGTAGTACGCCTGCCGACGGGCGACGTAGCGGGGTTCATTATCCTCGTGGTCACTGCTCAAGCGCAATAGCCCACCCTTGCGAATTCTCATCAAGGCAAGTGTCATCGTGTCAACCTCGTCGTCATGCTCGCCTGCAGGGAACGCCAAAATCTCCTCCACAGTGGCCGCAGCCCATGCGTTCTCGGGGAACCATACATGCCCAGACGCAAACATATCGGCCACGGCATTAAGTCTGGCAATCTTGTCCTGACCCTTACCCGGACTGAAGTCCTGCACAAATATACCTGACCTTCGCATCTCGTCAATCAGCGGCTGACCACTGGCCTTAGCCTCGACAATCACACTGTCGGGCTGCCACTCTTTAAACTGCTCGTGAGCCATCGCTTTGAGCTCCGGAAACTCATATTTCCCCTTGACTTTGTTCAGCAGAATCACATTCTGCGTCCCATCCGCCTCGTTATGCCACACACCCCACGTATGGCACACAGAAAAGTCAGACCTCTGCTTGGTAGTGAGCGCCGTATCGAACGCCTGCACAATAAAGTCAACTTTAGGCGGATCGTCCTTCTCCCACCACTTAATCCAGTCCCGTTTTATGATCGCAGCCTCGGCTGCTGTTGGGTTTTGCTGGTACTGAGCGTACCACTGCCACATAATGTGGTGCATTGATGATCGGGTTTGCTGCAGGGCTTCGAGTGACCACTGTTCTGGCCAGATTGACTTCTCTTCCTCGGTGTTTTCGTTCAAAATTGCAGGAAATTCAAACGTTTCGTACTTGTCCCCACCCTCGTTCATGGCAGAGTCTTTAATTAGACGCCCAATCAGGTCCCGCTGGTGCCACCTTGTGTGTAGAACGCAGATTTTCCCCTCTGGCATGAGACGCGTACGCAGACCAGCACTGAACCACTCGTATGTAGAGTCAAGCGAAGACGTATTTCCCGCCTTGATGTCCTGTTCTGACAGCGGATCGTCGGCAATAATGAGGTGGGCACCCCGTCCGGCCAGCGCACCACCCACACCAATTGCAAAATACTCGCCACCTTTGGTCGTATTCCACTGCGCAGCCGCTTTTGCGTCGCTTGCTATGCTTGTTTGGGGGAAAATTGCCTTGTATTCAGGCGTTGTAATCAGATTTCGCACCTTCCGAGCCATGACAACCGCCAAATCTGCAGTGTGTGAGGCCACAATTACCTTGTGGTCGGGGTGTTTTCCCAAGTACCAAGCCGGATAGTAGATAGAAATCATCTGGGACTTACCCATACGAGGTGCCATTGACACCGCAATCCTGTTCTTGACGTTTTGCTCGACCTCCATCAGGAGGGAACCAAGCCTTTTTAGGTGCGCTCCAAACTTATAGTTAGGATCAATTGCAGCAATAAACGACAAAAAGTCGTTTTGGGCCAAGCTTTGCCGCTTCCTGCCGTCCAGCTCGTCGAACATGGCAATCAATTCCGCAGCCTCGTCTTTCGGCAGCTTCTTCGAAATCCGCTCAATGATCTCTGGGGTTAGTGTTTGGTCCATCAGATCGCTTCAATGTCGCTAACGTCTATCTGGATCTGGGCTCTGTTTGGTTTTGCAGAGTTGTCCACCACCTCGGCTTCCAGCACTTTGGTCAGGCGTTCACGTAGCATCTGCTCCAGCTCTTCGGTAGGCCGGTGACGCATTGTGATTTCTGTCTTATCTGTGAATAACCCAACGTCGCTAATTTTGCCCAGCATCTCTAAAGACTTCAGCCGAATCCGTGGGTCGGCATTGGCACTGTCCATGATGAGCTTGTTTGTTACGTAGGTCCTGATCTGCTGCGCCGACTTGATAACCACCTGATCGTATTCAGATAGCAGGGACTGCAGATACACAACCATGCCGGGGGACGACAGGTCCTCATCCGAAGCAAGCGCATTTCCAGAAAACACTTCGCGTGCCTTCTCTTTGTCTTCGTCGGATATTTCGTTGGGGGCGGGTAAATTGTTAGTGTCTACTAACGCGGACATGGCAGCAGCCACGCGTGTCTCCAGCGACTCAAATGTCGGGGAGTAGTTCGCAAGCGGAACGTCGTAATCTATAACTGGTGTGTACATGGGAGGGAATCGCACTCCTTAAGTTGGGCGAATTATATATGTAATTTTTTCTTGTGTGTTTTATTTTTGCATGGGGGGTGTTTCCTGTATGAAGGGGGTGGGGTCGGCAGGTTGGGATTTTTGTTTGGATTGGCGTAGTGGGTATAGTTTGGATTAGGCTGGGCTATATTTTGGTTTGGCGTAGTGGGTATAGTTTTATATAGCATGGTGGTTAAGTGGTGTTGGGGGATACAAAACTCAGAGTAAAGCAGACGCGGGGGACCCGCTCAGCACAGCTTGGGGTAGGGGGGCGGTGGGGTCAAGATCCTGCCAAAGTTCTAAGGTTAGGTCTTTGGGTAACTATTGACAAGCAAAGGGAATTCATGCACAATTGAGGCATCAGTTAGCAATGACTGATATTTAAATCAACTTCTATTCAAAGGTTATCAAATGACATACGTTTCAAAATCCATCGTTTCCACAATTTTCAAAGCATTTGAGGGCGAAGCAAAGGCCGTTCAAAAAGCCCGTTCAATTCAAGATCAGGCAATTCAACAAGCCCTTGATGTAATAACCCTTGCATGCGACAAGCCCAAAGCAGAATTCATGAAGGGCAATGCAAAAACAAACCCAGCGCGTGCCGATATCAAGGGCATATTTGACGGCCTAGTTGAAAAGGGTTTCATTTCCAAGGCATCGGGCGCGCAATATCAATCCGCCTTTTGGATTGCCTTTGAGACGGGTGTTGAATTTCAGCGCGATCTTGTCAATAAAAAGTCAGACGCTAAAAAAGATACAACACCAAAGGCCGGAAAAGTGACAAGCACATCGCGCACTGACTTGGACAAAACCCTAAGCAAAGCCTTAGCACAAGCCCGCATGCTTGGATTAACCGAATTCGCGGCGGAAATGTTAGATCTTTGCATCGAATCATTAGACGGATTCAAAGAGACAGTGCTTGACAAGTGATTGACCCCAACCCAACCGGCCCGCGCAAGCGGGCTTTTTTTCGCCCAGAGTTTTGTGTATAGGCGCGTATAGTATGCGTCTATAAAACGTCATAGTAGTCTGACCGTGCGGGAGAGTGAGCGGGCGGGCGCGCGTACGCGAGCGTGAGTGAGGGCTTCAGGGCGACCCAGCCTTCGGCAAAAACTTCTAAGCTTAGAACTTCGCAATGGGTTGGCCGGGCTACTATGACTTTCTCGGGGGATGGCATGCGTGTTACAATGTAACAAAAAAAGCAGATTTGTAACAAAACGCCTGTAACGCCAAAAAATGCAAGGGCTTTTGAAAAAGTAATACTAAGCGTTTCAAAACAGATACAAAAAGATATAGATATATATATAAATTTATTTACTTTATTATTATGTTACATTGTAACGCACTTTTTAGAGAATACGGGTCAAAAAAGGGGCTATAGAACTATAATGGGCTTTTTGTGTGTTTGTGTGTATAGGTTATACGCACTTTTTTTGACGTGCGCTTTTTCTGAAAAACAGCGTTACTTTGTAACATAGCGTAAAAACAACACTTTTCGTCTATAATGTTATATAACGCTAACCTGCAAACCCGCATGGATGCTAGAATCCCACTTTCGTTACATCGTAACACCCCCTCTGTAACATCCAAACCCCTTTTGTAACATCGTAACAAGATCTATACTTTGCAATCTTCTAAGCTTATAACTTTCTATCAACTTGTGGTACACTCCCCACTTCACCAACTTTACACCCCTCAACT